AAGTTTTGAAATCTCAAAATAATAGTAAATACCTTTATCAGGATAAGGGATATTATCTAATCCGATGTAACTATCAAACCCTTTCTCTCTGAACCACTCAAATACTTGTTCCCAAGTAGGGATTGATACACAATAACGAAAAAGTTTATCATTCCAATTTGTAACAGCGAATTCTTCATCATGCCATGGTGATATTTTAAGTAATTTTTCATCATAATAGAAAGAACAAGGGGTATCAAATCCTATTTCTTTGAGTTCTTTGGCTATCTCCAATGAGACGAGCCAAGTGGGGTAGTTGTTATTTTTCATCTTTTTACTGGTGTTATTCTTAAATAAATCGTCAATATTTAAATTATCAATGTCACCTAAGTTAATTTGCTCTTTAATTATAGCTCCTGTATTATTTATAATTTGCATTATTTTCTTTTTTAATTAATCTTTCACAAATTTACCGTTAATCATTCTTCCTGTTCTGTCTTTGATTTCGTTGTAGGCGATGTTTAGGCACTCTTCAAGAGTGGTATTCTCTAATAGGGCAATCTCGTTGAGAGAATGTGCAATACTAAATACCCTAATTTCGCTTGGTTCAGATAGTTTTTTGTCTCCATTGCTCATATTAATACTTATCAATCTACCTAAAGATTTATAAACTTCTATAACACGTGTGATGATGTCAAGTTCTGGCAAGGATAGTTCAACCGCTTGCTTAATCTTCTTTATAACATCCAATTCTATAAAGTGGCAATAGTTAATAAGGCAAATCATAGTATCACCTATCGCATCTTGGATAGCTGGTTTATCATTGTCATAACACGCCTTGATGAGTTCACCAACTTCCTCGTGTGTCTTAAGGAGTTGGTCAAATGGGGTGCTTTTGTCAAATATACCCCTTTCTTTTGCCCACTCTTGGATAAGTGGGACGAGTTCTTGTATTGTTTTCATTGTTCTATAATTTTTAATCGTTTTGCTTTTTACTTAGTTGCTCCTTTCTCAAGCCCTTGCAATAGGCGTAATAACTAATCTCTACTCCATTCTCAAGGAGGTAATCGTACCATTGTATGATTTTACCCTTGGGTTGGTTACTCTTGAGGTCAAAGTATATATCCGAGAGACTGAAGAAGAAATGAGATATACTAAATATGTCAATACTATCTTCTCCTACGGAAAATTCATAAGTGAAATCGTGCTTTTCACAAAATTCTATAAGCAGCCTATCTACAGCTACCTCAAAGGCTCTTAATGGGGTGTTAGTTTGTTTTTTCATTTGCTTTTTGTTCTTTTTTATCTTCATCTATGTTGTCCATGTGTAAATACATTATCTCAGTTAAATCATTTGCGTATGCATTGAAAGCATTGAGTATCTGTGGGTCTATCTTATTGACCTTTTCAAACTCTTCTACTACTTCGTTATTTTTCTTCTTGCATTCCATAAATACCTGTTTAAGTCTAAATCTTGGATAACTTTCATCAATCATGTGAAGTAATTCACTGGTAGCTTTGCAATAGGATAATGCCATAATCATATAATGAGCCATATTCTCCCGTTTAAGAATTGGTTTAACTTGATTTTCACGATAATCAGCTACGGCTATCTCCATAAGGTATTTGGCTTCTTTTTCTGTAATTTGTAGCCCGCGGGCTCTGAGTTCTGTTATAAATTTTGTACTTTTCATTTTAAAAAGGTGTGCTATTTTTAGGGTCAATTTTTGGTAAATTATTTTCTTGATGAATATTCATGCTTACGTTTCCTCCTCTTTCAAAAAAGCGCATGTACTGTAGCTGACAACCCGCTATTATTCCTCCTGTTGTTCCGTTTCTAAATTTAGAAATGATAACTTCCACTTCATTAGTGGTAGGGGTGTTATCCTCCCATTGAGGTATGCCATAGTATTCAGGTCGATAAAGGAAAAGTACATTGTCGGCGTCTTGTTCAATGGCTCCTGATTCTCTGAGGTCTGAAAGCATGGGTCGTTTATCTCCTCGTGTCTCTACCACACGAGACAACTGGGATAGTGCTATGATGGGTATATCTAATTCCTTAGCCAGTCCTTTGAGGGTGCGAGATATTTCGCTAATCTCTTGGTCTCTTGTTCTACCTTTCAGATTATTGTTGATTAATTGGAGGTAATCAATATAGATAATCTTAACTTTCTTCTCTCTTACCCATTTTTTTGCTTTGATTTTCAAGGATAACAAAGACAAGTAAGGCTCATCATCAATGTATAAAGGCAGCTTTGAGAAAGAACTCCTAAGCCCCGCAGCAACATCATATTCGCTTTGCGAGAGTGTGCCAAAGGCTAATTTATTGCTATCTACCCCCGCATAGTTTGCAAATAACCTCGCAGTTAGTTGTCGTGCGCTCATTTCAAGGGAGAATATCCCTACGGGGTAGCCTAAACGTGCCTGATGTAGAGCATCATTGAGAGCGTATGCTGTCTTTCCCATAGCGGGACGTCCTGCAATTATCGTTAAGTCGCTTTGTTGGTAGCCGTTGAGTTTGAGGTTGATGTCTCGCACAGCAGTAGGAACGCCTGCACGCTCAGATTTTGGTTTAAGAACCTCAGTAAGATAATCTCCTATCTCTTTGGGTTGTTTGATAGATAGCCAATCAGAAACCTTATCAAGTTCTTTGTAGGAATAATCTAATAACTCAAAAATATCAGTATCATCTTCATAGGATTGCTCTATAAGCTGACAACCTACATCAATACTTTTTCTCTTCACATACAACTGCATAAGAATCAATGCGTGATATTGCATATTTGCTGATGATGATACTCTTTCCGTAAGAGCAATAAGATAAGCACTCCCTCCTACGTCTTTAAGTTTACCCATTTTCTTTAATCCATCACTAACTGTCATTAAATCCGCTACTTGAGACGATTTGTATAAAGATAGGATTGCATCATAGATTATTGCGTTTTTTTGATTGTAAAAAACATTTGTGTCTTTTACTACCTCGACAAATTCAGTAACTCCTCTTTGCTCCATGAGCATGCCGCCAATTACAACTTCTTCCAATTCAGGGTTGTTAGGTATTTGTTTATTTTGCATTTCAAATATTTTTTAATAAGTAATTTCATTACCATTCTCATCAAAGCGAATGCGTTTAGGAGCTGTGGTTACAGGGGTATTTTTTGCCACTTCTTGCCTTTTTTTAAGCCAGTTTTTAAAGTGTGACCTGTAATCTCTCACTTCTTTTAATCGTTCTCCTTGTAACTCCAAATGCTGATTAAAAGCATCTAATCGCTCAGAAAGTATGTTTTTATCAATTACTTTTAGGTTTTTGATTATTGCATTACAAAGATTCTCGTCGTTTAAATAATCACGTTTTAATTCGCTGATTGATTTTATCACTCCGTTATCAGATGAGTAATATTTTTTCTCATCAGTGATGGCGGAGGCGTCTTTATCATCATTATCATTTACATTTACATTATCATTTACATTAGGGGTTAGGTTGGGGTTTTCTTGGGGTTTTTTAGGGGTTAGGTTGGGGTTTTCTTGGGGTTTTTCTTTTTTTGGTCTCCCTCCTTTTTTACCGTGCTCTGCTCCTAATCTACCATTCTCAAACCTTTGATTATTAGCGTCTAATTGAGGTTTTATAAGGGCAAACATCGCTTTTGTTATCGGCTTCTGATTTTCAGTTGTTACTCCATTTAAGCCATACTCCATTATGGCTGTGAGCACTTCTCCCTGAATATCTCTCGGCAGTTCCTTTATCCCTTCATAAAAGCTCCTGTAAAAGACAAAACTTTCTCTTTCCATGATTTGTTATTTAAATGAACATTTTCTCACTAACTTTGCCCTAAGCCCTCTCCTTAACATTACACGCCAAGTACAAGCGAGGGCGTAAGACAAAGAATGAATGAGTATCTATGATATTTTTTGCAATTCCTTTTCTTGTTGCTCTTTCTCCATTATCTCTATGAAGTCAAACAAAGTAGGCATGCTTACTTCTTCATCGGCAGCCTTACAATAAGATGCTCCATCTAAGAAATATTGAGGATTGAGTTCAAAACCTATCCCATAACGACCCTTGAGGATTGCTCGATAAGGCACTGTCATTAGTCCTCCAAAGGGGTCTAATACTACATCTCCCTTATTGCTCATCTGCTCAATTACCCTGTCTGCTATATCGAACTGCATTGGGCAAAGGTGCATCTCTTTTCCTTTGCTCCATTGGGAACCATTAAGGGTAAGCATACGAGTAATATCCGTCCAAACTTCTTCACTCCAGCTTTGTGGCTGTAAGAGCATAAAGGAAGTAGGGAGTTTGCCATATAGGTCTAATGTTTCCGCTATCTTTACATTGTGCTCGTGGTTATACACTTCATTAAGAGAGAAGTTTTTGTACTCCTGGAAAATAACATTGTGTGGTAGTTTAGCGAGTTCTTCAGGGGTCAAACAACGATTACCAGAGGAGCGTGTAAACCCGTGTGCATCTATTTGCCACTTAGCACGTGTGTAATCACTTTTACTCTTAACCACTGGTTCATCTGCATAAGCATTAGTTTTGTCAGTAGCTGGCTTTCTAAATAGTAAGAGATATTCAGGCATTCCTACTCCCATTTTAGTACCATCTTTGCATTGTTCACTCCACCCTAAACGATGAGTTTGCTGGTTCTCCCGAACCACATCAGTAACGATGGTTTTCATTCCCATATAAGCAAAACCATGCTTGGTGTAGTGCTGTATGCAATCTACATGGAAAGGATATACTGTTTGTACACCCATTCCTGATAGTCCCATAGGTACAATACGGTCTTTTACATGTATAGCAGCTATCCTGCCAGGCTGTAACACTCGGAACAAATTAGGGGTGAGATAGTCCATTTGCTTAAAAAACTCCTCATTGCTTTCAGAGTGCCCAAAATCAGCGTAATTAGGGGAGTACTCATATTGGGTGCTGAAAGGTATTGAGGTTAGGATAAGTCCCACACTATTATCTTTCAGAGCATGAGGATTTTCGTTAGGATTGAGTTCTAATACATTGTCATTATTGACTATCTTGTAATTTCTTCCCTCTATCTCTATACGCTCTACTCCTATTTTACGGGTGAGTACTTGTGCCATTTCAGAATGAGATAGCCCGTATTTCTTGATTATTTCCGTCATATTCTTTACGAGTTTGTTATGATTTTTCCACTTTGTTTCTAAGGTTTTTCGTACATTGCGTTCCGCTTCTGTGTATATCAAATCTACACGTACTTTGTTCTTTTGGAGGAAGCGTTGTAAGCGGTGTATAGATTGGACAAAATCGTTGAACTTATAGCCTATTCCTAAGTATATAGCCCAGCTGCAATACCTTTGAAAGTTACACCCTGAGCCTGCTATTACGGGCTTTGCTCCTAACTCCTGCAGCTCTCCATACGAAAAAGCTCTGATAATCTCCTCACGCTTTTCAAAGTCTTGTGAGCCATATATAGATTTTAGCGTAGGGATAGCCTTTTCAATTGCTTTGCGTTCACTTTCCAAGTCGTGCCATATTACACGATGCGCTTCAGGGTCTTCTGCTCGAAGTTCTAACATCTTTTGGATACGATCCTCTAATGAGTCTCTTTTCTCCTTGGCTGATGCTTGCAAGCCTAATGCTACATCTTTGAACAAAAGCCCTTGCCCATGCTTATCAAACCCCGCGTCTAAGTGATTGGTAGGTATTTCATGCCAACGCAAATCTAATTCAGGGAGGATATACCCTATATCATCAGCTTCATTTTGGGTAATATCAGAAGGCTTTGTTACAAAAAGCCCCCAAGAGGATACCCATAACCAAAACTCCTCTTCTTTATGAGCATGTAGGGTGAGTTTGTCTGCTTTGGTACTATCACGCTTAAAGAAACGTGTTTTGGCTTGTGATACATCCATCACTCCTAAGAAATCAGCATAAGCCAACAACTCGATGTAATCATTAGGAGAAGGCGTGGCCGTGGCTACAAATCGATATTTGATATTGTCTGCTCCTCTACGTTGTTGCATGGGGCCGGCATCGCCTGTAAATAACCTCATAAACTCGCGGAACG